TTTTGTTGCATGTTCATTGAAATATGATAATAATCCGCCTATTTGTTCTTCAGTGTAGTTGTTCCAAGTGAAAAAGTGATTTTTTCGTTTCGGTACTTGAGTGGATTTTTTTGGGGTAGGGAGGGGGTTTTGAGTATTACCCCCCTCCCGCCTAACACCGCCTAAATGCGCCTCGTCCGCCATTTTATAGATTAGGTGGGTATTTTTTTTATTATTTTGATAGTTGGGAATTCGTTTATTTGTAAAAAATAATTTACTTTAGGCGTTTTTAAAGTAAATCTTAGAAAATGTTTTCTTTTTTTTAATGTCATAATTAGTTTATTTGTAAAAATTATAATATCTATATAGATATTATAAAATGCCGAAACGAATGTTTAGGAAAAAGTTTCCCGTTAAGGGAAGAAAAGGTGGAAGACGAAGACTTCAGTTAAAAGAGGCAATTAGTGCTGCGGTTCCTTATATTCCTGCTGCGAAGCAAATTGGAACTGGTCTTGTTCAGGTTTATAAAGCATGGAATAAACCCAAGGCAACACCTAGACGTGCTCGTTTTAATTTTCAACAGCGTTTAATGCAAAGTGACAATATTGTCACTGCAAGTCCTGTTGTGATTGGAAAACCACGCAAACCTTCTTTTCAGGAAAGGGTTGCTGCTACTATACGTCCTCCTTTGACTTTTAAGAGAAATTATCAGTTCTCTGCGGAATGTGGTTCAGGTCGCAAAGGTTTTTTTGCTATGAACATTAATACTATGGATAGTAATGATTTATTGACTGACATTACTTCTTACAAATCTGCTATGACTACTGACACTGCTACTGGTGATACTACACTCAATGCTTCTGGTTTAAATGATAATGCCCAGTTTTATGTTGAATATCATAGGGAATCTATAAAGATGGTTAATTCTTCTTCCAATTCTGTTATTGGTAAGATACATTTATTTCAACACAAGCGTGACACTGATAGTGCTTACGATGGTGCGGGTATTAATCCGATCAACCTCATGATGTATTACTGCGCAAATTCCACAAGTTCAAACGTCGTCCCTGCTGGCGGCGTTACCGGTTTTGCTTTTACAAATACTGCCGGATCATCTACTGGTTATCAAACTGTGTTTAATATGCCTGGGTCATCTCTTAACGTTGCTCAAACGCAATGTGCTTCAACTGATCTCACATTGTCCCCTACTTCAAATTTTATTGCTGATAGAATGTCATTTTGGTTTAAGAAAATATCAACGAGTGATTTCTCGTTGAAACCTGGACAACAGTTTAATTCAAGTTATATTTTGAATTTGGATAGTAATAAGATCCATAGAGAGTTACAAAAGTTTGTTCATCTTGCAAAAATTAGTTATTCCCTTGTCGTTGAGTTTCAAGCGGGTATTGTTGGCGATTCTGCTGTGGCGAATTCAATTTCAACCGGAACGGGTCAGTTGTCTATTATTCGTGAGAATATTAGACTTCTTGGTTTAGAAAATAAACTAAGACGAAAGATTATGTTACAGACTGCTAATCTTACTGACATCGCGAATGCGAATCAACAGATTATTAATCAGGACTCTGGTGTTTCTGATGTTGGCGTTGAATTAGACGCTTAAAAATCTTACGAAGTGAAACGGCGTTAGTTCCGTTTCACGAGATAAAAAAAATATAATCCCTTACGGAGTGCAAGGCATTATGTGTATGAGTTCGCGAAGCGAACAGTAGCGCCAAAGGCGCACGCGCGCGTCTAACCGCGCGCAAGGAAAGTGTGAAAACTTTCAGTTTTCACTCATATTATTAGGTTCATCAATGTTTTTAACTTTCCATCTATCGCTTGATAAGCGTTCGTATTGTGGTGGTTGGTTAGCAAATACTATTATATGTGGCGAGTTGAATAGTTTATATCCGCCTTCGTATTTAGGACTGTATATCATTCCATTTTTTATGCTTTCTAGTGCTTTGTATGATATGTTGTTTCCGTTATCACGTGGAACATCTATTATCATACTGTGTAGTCTTTCTTCAGGTGCTTCAAATATTAAGTGCATGATGTCTGATTTTTTGCCTTCTTCAAAAAATAAACAATTTTTGTTTGCTACACAATACTTAGCAAATTGTGATTTACCAATTCCGCCTGCTTGAGACCAATACCAATGAACAGACCTGTCGTCTGGTTCAGTATTAATGATTTCCAATATTTCAATCTGCCAAGGTTTGTCAGGTGTTATTAGTTTTAATGGTTTTGGAAATCCTTTAGTCCATTGTCTGCCGTCAGGTTTTCTTGATTTTTCTTTTAATTGATAAATTCCGTCACTTTTTTTAAGTGGTTCCCAATGCCCTTTACTCTGTGGATCCCAAATTGTGCTGCGTTTCTCGTCTGCGAACATTACCATTCCTTGTAAATGTGGTGTCCCTGTTGTTGGACATAGTTCTTCTTGAAAAGCATATTTTGTTGCATGTTCATTGAAATATGATAATAATCCGCCTATTTGTTCTTCAGTG